CGTCCGCTTGGTGATTGCAAAAACGAAGAAGGTCATCAGCTGACAGATTGGCAAGAAACAGCCAACAAAAAGCTAGAAATAGAGAAACAGAGGTTCGGCGATAGCCGAAGGAGGTAAAAGCATGAAAAAACTCTATGAACTCAAAAATCAGCGTTCCGGCTTAATCGCCGAAGCTGAAGCACATGTCGCGCAAGGCGATATGACGCAGTACGACGAAACGATGAAGCGCGTGACGAATCTTAACAATCAGATTGAAGCGATGGAAAAGATAAACGCAGAGCGTGGTCGTTTCGAGGACAAGGACACCGACATGGTGTCTCGTGCGGAAGCAATGAAGGCGCTCGAGGAAGACAAGGCCATCGAGCGTTCAGTCGACGCAATCCGCAGCACGAACGAATACGCGAAGTCGTTTGCCGCGGCAATCCGCGCCGGAGTGACGCCTAGCAAGGCGTTCGGCGAGAAGTACGCGCCTCTCATGGCGGCGCTGACGGAATCAGGTGGAGACCCTGCCGGAGAGGATGGCGGATTCTTAGTCCCGATCGACATGGACAACATGATCATCGAGGTCAAGCGCGACAATCGTCCGCTGGCTCCGTTGTTTACGACCGAGCAGGTCAACACCAACACGGGCTGGCGCGTGATCGACACGTTCCCGACTGCCGGATTCACGAAGCTCTCCGGGGAGCTTAGCAATGTGCCTGCTGACGATCAGCCGTTATTCGCGAAGATTAGCTACTCGCTCGACACCTACGGGCTTTACATCCCGATGTCTCGCGAGCTGCTCGACGACGAAGTTGCTAACTTGCTTGGCTATCTTGCTCGCTGGATCGGCAAGAAGGAAGTCATCACCGAGAACAAGCTCCTGATCACCTTGCTCCAAGCGTTGACCGAGGTTGATTTGACGGCCAACTCCGAGTTTGCCGAAATCAAAGCGGTCTTGAACAAGGAACTCGATCCTGCGCACAGTGCGGTTGCCGGTGTGATCACGAACCAGAGCGGTCTTGCGCTGCTTGACGGTCTCGAAGATTTGAACGGTCGTCCGCTGTTGCAGCCTGATGTCGTTAAACCGACCGATTTCCGCATTTCCGGACGTCCGGTGACATCCGTTGCCGATGCGCAGCTGGCAAACGTCGGATCGACCAAGTCTCCGATCTATATCGGCGACTTTAAGTCCTACGCGACACTGTTCCGCCGGAAAGCGATTGAGGTTGCGGGGACTGACGTCGGCGGTGACGCATGGCGCAAGTACGGCTACGAAGTCCGCGCAATCACGCGTCTCGACGCGGTGACGTTCGACAGCGCGGCCGTCAAGGGCGTGAACTTCATCCATCCTTAAGAAGTGAGGTGTAGACGATGCAGACTCGCAATTTTTTCGAATACAAGCGAGTTCGAGTAGACGTTGGCGATCCGCAACTGCCGCAGAAGCTGGGGGTGGTGACTGAAGTTGTCATTCCTGCCGCTTCTGCGACCGCGGAAAGCGACAACGGATGCCTGGCACTCACACCGTTGACATCGGCGGTGCAAACGATCACGGATGTCACATCGCCGCTTGCTGCGAGAAACGTCAAAGTTAAAGCATCATCGGCGATCACATCAAAGGTAAAAATCAACGGGACACGTGGCGGCAAGTCGATCAGTGAAGAAATCACGATGACAGGAACGACGTCGAAGGCGGGCAATCTCGCGTTCGACAAGATCACGAGCGTCGAGCTTCCGATCCAGACCACGACTCCGGTCAAGCAGGCCGGTACGGTTTCGGTCACAGCAGTAACCACTGCCGGCACAGCGACATTGACGTTTGTTTCGGCGATCACCGGCACGGCATTCACAATCGACTGTGAGCTTGCTGCTGATGATGTTGCAAGCACGACTGCCGCGGCCGCAAGGATCGTCGAAGTGCTGAATGAGAATGCAGCATTCGCCGCCGCTTGGGTGGCAAGCTCTGAGGCCGCCGTCATCACGATGGAGGCGCTCGTCGCCGCCGCTCAAGACAACACACTGAACCTGACAGTTTCGGCTGCCGGTGATACCGGCCTCACGCTTGGGGCAATTGCTCCTAGCGGTGGGAGAGCGGGTGTCGCGCCTGACAAAGTTCAGGTCGGCTTCGGCAAGAAATTCGGAATCCCTGTCTTGCTGAAACACGCAAGTTATGTCTTGGTGAAACTCTTTAACGGATCGGCGGACTCCGGAACGGTCACGGCAGATGCGACGGACATCGAAAAGAACGTTATCGCGCTGAACGGCACGCCTAACGGCCAAAAGGCGATTGAGCTCGTCATCGTGCATTTCTAGGCGGTGAAGCATGGCTAAGAAGAAGGAACCTGTCAAGAAGGTGAAGGATGAGCACGTGACCTATCGCGTGCTCATTGACTTTAAGGATCTTTGCGATGGCGAATATCTCTACCGCGAAGGCGATGTGTATCCGAGAGAAGGTTCAATGCCGACAAAGGATCGCATCGAGTACCTGAAAGGCAACGAGAACAAGTTCAAACAGCCGGTTATCGATTAACAACAGGAGGCTGGAGCAATGGCAGAGATTATTACAATCGATGAAGCACGTGACGCATGTCGCATCGACGGGACGGAAAACGACACCATCATCCAAGGTTACAAAGAGACCGCGGAGCGTTATGTCGCATCCGCTGTCGGCGCAGATCGGGCGGTTCGATCCGATCCGCGTGTGGTCGCTGCTGTACAGGCGCATATCCGGCTGTCGTTCCGGCCTAACGAAGACAAGCAAGGGAACTTGCGCCGCCACATGACAGGTCTGATCAAGCAGATCGCGACGGACGTGCTTCCTGAGTCGGAGGGCGAGAATCATGCCTAGCGAAAAGACTCATCGAATCACATTTCAGCGACTGGAAACGGTCATTGACGATGAGGGCGTTTCGATATCCTCATGGGTTGATGTTCGCAGCGCATGGGCGTCAAAAGAATCGAGGTCAGGTTCGCAGAAATGGGCGGCCGGAGGGTACGGCGCGACGGTGACGGAGCTGTTCCGTATCAACTGGATTCCCGGCTGGGAGCCGACACCGGCACATCGTTTAGTCCACCGTGGCAAGGTTTACGACATCGAAAGCGTCGAGAACGTCCGAGGCGAGAACGAGGAATACGAAATCCGCGCCGTGGCGCATATGCCCGCAACAGGGCGATAGGAGGAAGTCATGAGCGACAACAAGCTGAAAACATATGTGTCGCCGAACAAGGCGATCATGAGCGCATTGTCGCCGATCCTCCCGATCGCTCACTTGCAGTATTCAGGCACGGCGGAGACGTATGCCATTTTTCGCATCGTGAACCGCAACGTCTCGGTGATCGGGTCAGGCAAGAACAAAGTCGTTGATTGTTACATCTTAATCGACGTGTTTTCGCCTGACGATCTGTCGCGGTCGGACTCCGTCGTTGGAGACATTGAAAACGCGCTCTTGGAGGCGGGGTTCATCGTCCGCGACATCGCGGATGTTAACTTCTCGCCTGACGGCAGTCCGCAGGCATACCACCATACGGAGATCGACTGCGTGTTGACGATGGAGGTTGCGGCATGAGCGACGACATGGATGCTGTGTTCCTTGAGTTTGAAGGCGACATCAAAAAGATGGCGGAAGCCGTGACGGATTTGAACGTCAGAAAAGAAGCACTCGAAGCGATGGCAGAGCCGATCGTCGAAGAAGCGAAAAGGCGCGCAAGTCCGGGCGGCGGAGTGTTTGAAGAGCCAACAGGCAATTTAGCGGCAAGCATCGTCGCGCAATGGTCAATCAAGGACCCTAATCGTATTGCTATCGGCTGGTCCGCGAAAGGTTATTACGGGCCGATGTTTGAAAAAGGATTCCTGCATTACAAGTCAGGACCATTTATCAAAAGACCACATTTAAGACCTGCTCTCAACAAGATGAGAAAAAGAAGCGAAGAAGCAGGGATAAAAGTGTTGCGCAAGCATTTAATGAAGGCCGCGCCATAAGCGGCAGGAGGTAAAAAGCAATGGCAATAACAATTGAAAAACCGGCATATATTGTAACGGTCAGAAACGCCTACTTTGCTGATCGGACAGTCACCGAGGGCGTGGTATCGTATGGCACGACCAGAGGCGTCTCATCGATCAAGCAAGTCGGCGTCGCGAAACAAAAGACGGAACAGAAGGTTCACGCGTCAGGTCTCGTTTACGATTTGTCGTCACAAAAAGCAGGCGCGAACCTTTCAGTGCAAGCCGTACAGCTTCCGGCTGACCTGATTCGGAAGTATGAAGGAATAACGGTCAACGGCGGATTCGGATTTGAAGGTTCTGACGACCAATCGCCTGAGTTTGCGTTCGGCTACTATTCGGAATATTCAGACGGCAATTTGCTGATGTATTGGTACCCGAGGTGCAAGATGACGCAAGCCGACTACACGGACGAAACATCAACAGATAGTCCGCATGATCCTGCAAGGGATTATGTGATCGTCGCTTTGCCGACGGACGACAAGGTCATTTGCGTCACGTACGATCAGTCGAAAGTTCCGACCGGAAAGATACCGTATACAGCGGAAGAATTCTTTACGCAGGTCATTGACTCGCCGACTCACGCTAAAGTAGGAGCGGAGCCGACCGCCAGCACGTAGAATGGAGCGCTGAATGGAAAAGAAGCCGATTCAATTTATTCGGCGCGAAATTGAGCCGATAGAAATCAAGATCGCTGGCGAAACATACCCGGCGATCTTGAGCTATCGCGCATTAGCGCTATGCGAGGAAATTACAGACACCTCGCACTTGACCACGTTCGCAAGATTTCTTCTCGACCGACCGTCCGCAATGGACGTGGTCGGCTTGTTGTATGGCGTGCTGAAGGCCGCAGACGTTGAGCTAAAGGTCGAGGATTTGCAGGATGGCTTGTCGCCCGCCGAATGGGCACATATTCCAACCGAACTCAAGCGATTGATCGAACAACAAGGCGTGAGCCTTGACGACGACGACGAGGGCGACTCAAAAAACGCGAACGCTCCGGCGACGGAACGACAGATTGGTACGGCCTGATTTACGGCGCACAACGCCTGTTTGGATGGTCGACGGAGCAATTCTTTGCGGCGACGCCGCGATACTTTAACGGCCTAATCAAGGCCGCGGAAAAATTCAACACTGAAAAACAGAAACCAACACAGCCGAGCATACCGACGTATCGCTACGTCGACGATATTCCGGTGCATCTAAGGTGAGAGGAGGTTGATTTATGGCAGGGGAAGATCTCAGAGTTGCAGGTCTACGCTTAAAGCTCGAAGGCGCAGCGAAGCTAGAGCAAGAAATGAAACTCGCGAGAGCGCAAATGCGTCTTGGTGCGGCCGATGTCAAGCTCTTCCGCGAGCAGATGCGGACATCCGGTCCGGCGGTTGAAGGATTTGAAGGACAAATTAAGAGCCTAACCGGTCAGGTTGATGCACAGAAAAGAAAACTGGAGCAGCTGAAGGAAGTCGAAAAACACTTAATCGACCAATATGGCGAAGACAGTCGTGAGGTTGCGCTGTTACGCGCTGAATATAAAAACACGGAAACGCAAATTGAGCGACTAAACCGGCAGATCAAGAACTCGACCATCGAGCTTGAGAAGCAAAAGAACAAAGTATATCAAGCCGGTTTGAAATGGGAAGAAGCCGGCGGAAAGATCACAAAGTTCGGTGACAAATTGTCGGATGTTGGAAAAAAGATGTCGAAGAACATTACGGCTCCGATCTTGGCTGGTGCCGGTTACTCCGTGAAAGCGGCCATGGACTTTGAATCCGCTCTTGCCGGCGTTGCAAAAACAACGGACATGACCGGCGAAGAGCTTGAAAACATGGGCCGCGCTATTCGTGACATGTCAAAAGAACTGCCGACATCGGCGACGGACATTGCCGCGGTTGCGGAAGCTGCCGGACAGCTCGGAATTGAAAAAGACAACCTGCTTAGTTTTACGCGAGTTGTTATTGACTTAGGAAACGCGACGAACATCGTCGGCGATGAAGGCGCGGTGCAGATGGCAAAGTTTGCAAACATCATGCAGATGTCGCAAAAGGATTTTGACCGCTTTGGATCGGCGATTGTTGAACTTGGCAACAACTCGGCCACAACAGAACGCGACATCCTTAACATGTCCATGCGTCTTGCTGCTGCCGGAAAACAAGCCGGCATGTCGGAGGCAGACGTGCTCGGAATCAGCACCGCTTTGAGCTCGCTCGGCTTGGAAGCTGAAGCCGGCGGCACGGCGTTCTCAAAAATGATCACGCGCCTGCAGGTCTCGGTTGAGACGGGCAGTGAGGAATTGGGAGAGTTTGCGCGAATCGCCGGCATGACGGCAGATGAATTTTCCGAAGCTTGGGAAAAAGACGCGGCATCAGCTTTAGCGGCTTTTGTTGTTGGGCTAGGCGATTTTGACAGGCATGGACAAACAACATCGGTCTTACTTGAAGAGCTCGGACTGAAAGAGGTCCGCTTGACAGATGCTTTGAGAAGGGCGTCCGGAGCAAATGAGCTCTTTACCGACTCGCTCAAAATGGCGAATAGCGCATGGGAAGACAATACGGCGCTCGCAAAAGAAGCGTCGATGCGTTACGAGACAACCGAATCCAAGTTAAAAATCCAAATGAACACGATGCGCGATACGGCGATCACGATTGGCTACAAGTTGATGCCGCATGTTGTGAAACTCGTTGAAGGCATCGGCGGACTGGTTGATAAGTTTAATGAGTTATCGCCGGGGATGCAGGACGCCATCATTAAGGGTCTTGCTCTAGCGGCAGCCGCCGGACCGGTCGTGAAAGTTGCCGGAACGTTAACTCAAGGGATCGGCAATGTTACATCCGCGCTTGGCAAGCTTGCAAAAGCGCTCGGAAATAAACAAGCCGTTAAGGCCGCAACAGATTCTCTGGGCGGATTGTCCGGGTCTCTCGGCGGTGTTGGCGCCGCAGCGACCGGCGCAAAAGGTCTGCTCAGCGGATTGGTGGCGTGGATGGGATCGCCGGTAGGGCTTGTTGTGATGTCCGCGGTTGCGGCAGGCGGAATAATTTATCTTGCAGATCAGATATGGGGCCTTGATCCTGCGGTCAAAGAAGCGCAGAAACGCGCAAAAGAGCTCGCTGACGAATACGACCGCACAAATCAGGAAATCGACACGAACATAGGCGCTATCAAGATATACGCAGAGGAACTCGACAAACTCGTTGACAAAGAAAATAAATCCTATGAAGACAAGGACAGGATCAGATTTATTGTCGGTCAATTAAACGAGATGATTCCTGATCTCAATCTCGCCTACGACGAGCAAGCGGACAAGTTAAACAAAACTTCCGGCGAAATTGACAATTATATCGAGAGTCTCGAGCGACAGTTGCGCATTGAGGCTGGCCGCAAGTATCTGAAAGAAATCTACGAAGAGCAGATCAGGCTCCAGCTCGAGCTGAAGAAGAAAAAAGAAGAAGTCACTGATGCTGACCGCAAATGGTATGAAGAAATCACAAAGCACGCGCCGGGTACAAAAGCGCGAAACGACGCGCTGGAACGTTACGTTGAAGAAATGGGCGTGTGGTCAGAAAAAACGAAGGACTATGTAAATAAAAGCGAAGCGATGGCCCGCGCTGAAGGCTACTTGACCGACAAGGTTGAGCGCAACGCGAGAGCGATCGATGGTATCAACAAAGAAATCGAAAAGCACGGCGAAACTGCTAAATCAGTCCTTGAGACCATCGAGGTCGAGGTGCGTAAAGGCGGACAAGAGGTTGGAAGAGGCTTAGGAGCAGGTGCGCTAGAAGGGCTTTCTGAATACGAAAAGCAGTTGTACTACGAAGCAAGACGAGTAACAGGCAACGTCTTGCGTGAAATGAAAAAGATTGCAGAAATCCGCTCTCCGTCTGCGAAGACAAAGTGGATGGGCAAGATGATCATCGGCGGCCTTGTCGAGGGTATGGAAGATGACATGAACGACCTGCTACGAACTGCTCGCTCAATCCCTGAACGCACACTTGCCGCCATGAATCAAGCACAACAAGAACAGTTGCAGCGCGCCGTCATGAATTATTCGTCGCCGGAGGTCGTGCAACGCTTGAGCGTCCAAGTCCAAGCCGAGCGACCAATTCAGAGAATCATCAACGTCGAGCGCATGGAAGTGCGAAACGACGCGGACATTGAAAAAGTGGCGGCTCAACTGCACGAACTTGAACGTCGAGATATGCGCGGCATGGGGGTGAGGCAATGGGTATAACAGACTCTGACTTGATCTACGGTGACTACAATCTCTCGCATGATGTATGGGTCGAGGATGTTGTCGTTCCCATTCTTTCGCCGCGGAACGTGAGAATAATCCAAGTCGAGGGCATGGACGGCGTTTATGTTTTGACCGCCAACTTGCAGCCGTATCCCGTCATGGTGCATTGCCGAATCCGAGCGGAATCACGCGAGAGCGCGCTTGTTAAGAGGCGAGAAGTCGCGGCAAAGCTTGCGGTATATCGCGAGCCGGTGTTTTTACAGCATCGGCATGAAACGCTGAAACACCGGGCGATCTTAACCGGCGAAACGGGTGCGGTCTGGGAGATCAATGATCTTGTGTTCACGTTGCAGTTTTTCTGCCCGGACGGGTGTATGTACGGCGACACGAAGACCGGAACAGGGTTGAGCCATACGGTTGCTTGCTCGCATAATGTCCTGCCGATCATCACGATCACGGGTGCGAGCCCGTCAATGAACCTGTATCACGCGCAGTCCGGTAAGCGTCTGCAATTCGAAGGCCTGACAGGATCGTCCCTTAACGTTGTGATCGATTGCGAGAAGCGGACGATTAAGACAGCGGACGGCGTGCAAGACTTGCGCAAATATCTGACGCTTGAGAGCCGATTTTTTGACTTTGCGCCCGGGGCAAACACGCTGACGATCAACGGCGGGACGGTGAGTGTTGAATACGTGGAGAGATGGGTATGATCTTACTTTTACTTGACCACAACGAAGAGCGCATTGCTGACATCGAGGCGTGGGAAGTCACGCGAGATCGGGAGCTAGGCGGGTTTGACATTTTGACGTTCAAGGCGCGTTATCGCGAGCTTGAAAAACGTCATCGCATTGTCTTGAGAATGCCTGATCTTAAGTGGCAAGAATACATTATTGATGGAATCATCGAGAGCCGTGATTATGTCGAGGTCACATGCCAACACGCAATCTATGAGCTTTACGGTGATTTTATTGAGGATCGCCGACCGGAAGGGACTTGCGATCAAGCACTGGACAGCATCTTGGAATACACGCGGTGGACTCGACGTGTCCCGTGCACGGTCGGCACGATCTTGACGAACAGCTTTTACCGGACATCGGCACGAGCGGCTCTGTCCGACCTGCTTGACCGCTATGACGTCGAGATGGAGTACAGCGTCGAAGTGGACGGCTCCGAAATCACGGCACGCTACATCTGGCTCGAGGAACGCATCGGCAACGATCTTGGCCGACGCTTTGAAGCGGGGCGTGACGCGGACACAATTTTGCGGACCATCGAAAAAGACCACATCATCACGGCTCTCTATCCTTTCGGAAGCGGCGAGACGAAGCTCGACGAAGAAGGAAATCCAACGGGCGGTTACGGGCGACGCGTCGATATCGCGTCTGTCAACGGCGGGAAAATGTACGTCGAGAACACGGCGGCACGCCTGAAATACGGACGGCTCAATCCCGACAAAACAAGAGCACACATCTTTGATAAGATCGAATACGACGATACGGAAGACCCGGCAGAGATCAAAGAGCGCGGCGAGATGGCGTTGATTGAGATGTCACAACCTCGCGTCACATATAGCGGGCGCGTGATCGATCTCTCACAGGTCGGAGGCTTTGACCATGAGGGCGTCGAGGTCGGTGACGTCGTGACGCTGATTGATGACGAACAGGGTATCGAGGTGCAAGGGCGCGTCTTGCGGTACAAGAACGTGCTCGACATGTCGTCTTTGAGCGAGATCGTGCTCGGGAACTACCGCGACCCGCTAAAACGCCAAAAAGCGACGGAAGCCGACATGCTTGCTTGGATGCGTGACCTCTTAGCGACCGATGTCACGCGTGGCGGCCTTGAGAATGCTCATTTAAGATACGTCCGCGAAGTGCTCGACCACTGGTCAGAGCACATGAACGAGGGGCTCACAACTGGCTCAATCACGCCGTTTCCGGGCGGGTTCCTTTTTGAGTCCGAGACGGGCGCGACCATGATCGGCCCGATGGGCACGATGATCGCGAACTCAAAACTTCCGAATGGCGAGTGGGACTGGCGGACGTTTCAGACGGGCGATGGCCTCGGGGCGGAGATCGTCGTCGGCGAAAACATCAAGGCTGGCGAGGTCGAATCAGATCACATCTCATCAACCGGCATCAGTGCTGAAAAAATCAAACTGGAAGACTCCACCACAGCCCAATCAGCGATCACTCAACTCCAAGCAGACCAACTCACGATGTCCGAACAGATCAACGCCGTTGGGGATGTGTTTACGGACATCCCGCAGCCGCCGTATAAGGTTGGGGATGTCTGGCACATGCCCGAGCTGACCGTTGACTACTGGCTTAACAGCGGCCTTACAGTCGACCAAGTCATGGCTCTAGGCTTCACAGTCGACGACAGAATGGGCGGAAACTCATACGTCTGCATCAACAGCAGAGAGACCGGGAGTTTTACCCGCTCGGACTGGAAGCTGACCGGGACAACGGACAAGATGTCGGTCGTGTACGACGCTCGTTTTACCGCGCAGGAGGTTGCGCTGACTGAAGAAGTTGACAAGATTGAGACGGCGCTGACGCAGATCAGAGCCGGCTATGTTCGGATTGTTGACATTGACGGGACATACCCGGAAACCATCATCGATGGCGGTGTGATTAACACCGGGTCGGTCACGGCGGCGAAGCTCTCGACGATCGCGGGGTTTACCTTCACTGACTCTGTCATGAGCAGCGGTAGTGGAACGTCTAAGGTCATGATCTCAGGTAATGCGACCTATTCACAATGGGCAATTGCTCTTGGTGCAGATACGCCTGCTGACTCAC